TGCCACTCGAACACCTTCCGGCTGCTCAACGCCCACTTAAACTGGCGCACGAACTCTTCCAGGTGGTGCTGGACGATGCGGTAGAGATTGATCAGCTCGCCGTTGATGTCGTTGAGCACCTCCACCTCGGCCGGCATAGGCCGATTGAACAGCAGCGCCGCACCGCCGGCGAACGGTTCGACGTAGCACTTGTGGGGGGGTAGGAACGGGATGATCCGGTCGACTAGGCGCCGCTTGCCGCCCAGCCAGGGGATGATCGGGTCTGCCATGAGGCCTCCTGCTAACGAGGCTCATGGGCCTTCTGTTGAGTATTCAGGTGCCCGCAGCGGGGACACTTGATGCTGATCCACGTGAAAACCGCTTCGGCCAACTTTCGGTGGCATCGCGTACAACGGATTTCCTGTTTCGCCATCTGCAAAGCCTTTGCATATCTGCTAGGCTTTCTCCGCCTGGTACCGGGCGGGGAGCCTCAGCCGGCTCGCAGCGTGCTCTGCGGGTTGGGCCTGGCGTCCGATGTGGCTGCATCGGGCGCCAGGCGCTCCTCTTTCAGCGCCTGATTGTGACCTGGGCACGAGCTGGTTTCGTATGAACGCGGGCAAAACCATTATTGCCCCTGGATATCCACCGAGAGGCTATCCACCACCGGCGCCGCCGGCGCCGCCGTTGTGCTCAGGCTTACACGCACGAGCAGCGCACCGCCGGTGAGGTCCATACCAGCGGTGATGCCCGGCACTGAGCCGCCATTGGTTGCCTCATCCCAGCTCGCACCGTCATCCAATGACGTTTCCACTATTACCGCTGTGCCCGTAGGTTCGGTCGCTACCCATGATATGGAGCTGCTCGCAGCAACCCCCACGCCACCCAGCGCAATCGGGGGCGACAACCGGCTGCCCGCTCCGTCTCGCCCGAGAACGAGATTATCCACCCAGCAATCAGTTACCGAGGACGTCGGTCCCTCGTTGCTCGACGTCCCCCGGGGGTCTGGAAACTCAATCCGGTCCCATGTCTGCGACCACGTGCCGCTCAGGGGCACACGATCCAGCTCCACCCCGTCAACCGTGAATACGCCTTCGCCCGTGGACGGATCAATCTCGATCGCGATGGCGTACGTCGTGCCTTCGGAGACTTCATGCCAGCCGGTGAAGACCTGCGCGCCGTTGGCGAACACCGCCCTGATCGAGGGCGCGCTCACATCATCAGCATCGCTGGAGTAATTGAGGTAAACGGTATAGCCGTTGCTGCCCGCCAACCGAATCGACGGCACTACGCCCATTGCAAACGAGTCGAAATCGGTGGCCGACAGATGCCAATCAAAGGCAAAGCGGGGCGATGCCGTCGTGACTTCATCGACTAGGAAGTACCGGGTGGTACCTTGCGCATCCTCACGCACCCAGTGAACGTCAATGCGTTGCTCGCTACTGTTCCACTCGATCGTTGAATACAGATAGCCGCCGCCGATCAACTCTGGGTCCGACGAGAAATCGGTCCCCGCCAGTCGTAGGGTCAGATCACCATTCGACGTCGCCTGAGCGCCTTCCAGCTCACCGAGCAACCACTCTTCTTGCGTATCGACAACATAGGGCACCGCGATTTCCACCAACTGACCGGTAAACTGCCGGTCAACGTAAAACCCCTGTGTATCCGTTGCGCGGACAGTGAAATCGTAGCTGCCGCCGGTGCTCGGAGAACCGAATAGCTCACCGGACACTGAATCCAGGCCCATGCCGGCGGGCACAGCACCCTCGATGATCTCCCATTCGATGGGGGCCACCCCCACGTTGGCCGCGAACTGAGCTGAGTAAGAAACACCGACTGTCAGCGGGTCACCGACGGAGCCACTGATGGCCATCGGTTCAGGGATGAACGCGACATCCCGCTCATACCGCTGCCAGCTGTCCAGCCCGTTGCGCGTGGACCATGCCCTGAGTGTCACTGGCCCGGAATAATCTGATGGCGCCACCGTCGCGGATGTACCGCCTATGCCATCCGCCATAGCCAGCTCCGTACCGTTGTCGGCACGCACGACCTGAACCGAATATGTCGTATCCGGTTCAGGGCCTATCGAGCCGTCCGTCCAGCTCACCAGAACGTCTTGCTGCAATAGCCGGTCACGATGCGCCCAGGAGGCGTTGATTGGCCCTACTATCGCATCCGGCCATGCCTGACCGTTGTATCGGACGTGAGCCGGCGGATAGGGCCGCGCCTGGCGAGCGGCGATGCCTAGCGACATCGTTGTCGCCAGAGCCGGATCGAGTAGCTCGCCGGTGGTTCGGGCCAGCAGCTTCGCATCGACCGTATCGCCGTCCACGTACTCCGTTGGGTCGCCGGCGGCATACGCCTCATAGAACCAGATTCGTGCACCTGCCGGGTGATCAACCGGCACGGTGTCGACGCATGCCCTGGAGATTTCAGCCTCCATCGTCTCCAGGTCGATGCTGTCGACCCGGATGATTTCCTCGCCGAGAAGCGCTGCTCGGCCAGGCTTGACCAAATCGAGATCAATGCCGCCGGCGAGGATGGCCAGCTCATCATCCGGCCCAATCCCGGCATCGAGCACGGCGGTGGGGGCCCAGTCGCCAACATCGCGCTTTTCGAACGCGCCGCTACCCACGCGGGTCGTGAGGCTGTAGTTCAACGACAGTCCGGTCGGGCGCACGCCCAGGGCCGCCAGGAAGCCTGCATCGGACTCCAGCGCCGCGCGCTGCGCGTCGGTGGTCCGGCGAACCAGGTCGCGGTAAGACACCTCGAGGAGGCGCTGATAGAGCGCCGGCTGCGCCGTTCGGTTGGGTGGCTGCCATGTTGACGGCTGCTGCTCGGTGTAGACGTTCGCGGGCAGGCCGAATACGTCTAGCAAGGCGGTGACGGTGATGGCTGCGTCCGTTACCGTGCCGGCCTCGATGCGGCCCACCCGAAGTACTATCTGGTCGATGCCATCGTCCGGCGCGCTGATACGGAAAACACTGGCGGGTTCCAGCGCCGCCCCCCGCCGGTCCAGACGGACCTTGAACTTACGCACGCCGCGCTGGGCCCGGATTTCGCGTTGAGCGACGCGGCTGCCCAACTCGTGGGTGGGCAGCCCGGGGTAGTCGGCGCTGGTGCTGATCACCGTGCCGGCGGACTGGATGGCGCCCAGGTTCTGCTCACGCGCGGAGCGGTCTTCATTGGTGATCGGGTCACGGTAGTTGACCACCACTTCATTGGGCGTGGTCTCGCCTGCAGAGAGCGTGTCTTCCTCGATGGAGAGCAGCCCGCTGTCGTAAGTGAACAGCGGCAGGTCTTCGGGGTCGTAGTCGTCGCGGATCAACCGGAGCGTCATCAGGCCGGTGCGCCGGCTGATGAATTGCGCGCCGCCGATATGATCGATGATCGTCTGCATGAAGGCGTTCACGGACTCCTTCCGCGTCCACAGCAGGCAGAGGCCGAACCCCTCGCTGTAGAGCCGATCCGCAGCCTCCGTGTAGGACTGGTAGTCGATGCGGTTGTCGCTGAGGCCTCGGCCCCAGCGGCGGTCGGTCTGGCACGCCACCAGCATGTGGGCCGGGTTCATCGCGTGGATCTGGCCATCGGCCAGCTCGATCTTGACCTTCTCCGGATACCAGCAGGCGCCGTCCCAGCCTTTGGTGTGCCGGCGGTACCGGATTTTCCACGGCTTCGGATACGGGTTCATGGCCCCGATCTGGCCGTCGAAGAACAAGGTAAACATTCCGCGAAAGGCCGGTACCAAGCCGCCGAGCATGTTTTTCAGGCGCCCCAGCACGCCCTGGTCGGGCTCGCCCATCAGGACGTCCAGGCCGCCGACAATGCCGCCCTCTGCTTCGTCACCGCCGAAGAGATAGCCTTTGTTGATGTTGATGCGTGCGTTGCTCGTGACGGAGCCGCTCCAGGCCCGGCGATCGCCGACGCGGATCTCGACCAGCTCGTCGACCGGCCCCCGGCCGATCCCCATGTGTATGCCGAAGTAGTAGCGGTACCCGACCGTGACTTCTTTACTGCCGCCCATCGGCTTCCTCCCGTGCGACGGCGGCGACCCGC